AATTTTTTTATTAAATAAAATTTTAAAAGCTCACAAAAACAAAGAAATTTGTTTTGTGGGCTTTTTTTGTTTGGGAGAGTAAAAATTATGGCGGGTATTTTTTCAGCACCTTCCGTACCGAAAATTGAAGTTAAACAAGCTCCTAAAGTTATTGATGAAAGCTCGTCAAGAGCTAAAACTCTTGAAGCTTTAAGAAAGAAAAAAGGCAGAGCAGCGAATATGCTTGCAGGAGATTATTATGCACCGGCACAAAGTCAAGGTAATGCGATTGCCGGACAACCTTCTGCAAGTAAAACTTTGTTAGGACAATAAAAAAATAAAAAGGCGGAAAAATGCAAAACATACAAGCTAACAGAGAAATTAAACAAAAGTTGTACGAATTATTTATGTTGTATCCGGATTTGGATGCGAAAGATGTGTTGGCAAAGTTGGAAACAATAACCAAAGAAGTAAAAAAACAAGTTAAAGAGGTAAAGAAATGACAGAGCCAAACAATAATGTTTTTGAAGGGTTGAGCCAAGAAGCTATGGAGTTTGTTAACAACAAAGGGTTTAAGACGATAGAAGATGTTGTTAACGGTTACAGAAATTATGAGAAGTATCAAGGTGTACCGCAAGAAAAACTTTTAAAACTTCCGGATGAAAACAATGCAGACGAAGTTAATGCTTTTTATAAAAAGTTAGGCAGACCGGATAAAGCGGAAGATTATAAGTTTGAAATTGCCGAAGGGCAAGACGATGCTATTGCTAAAGCTATTGCTCCGGAGTTGTTTAAAATCGGTTTATCACAAAAGCAAGCTGCTGCAATATATAAAACTTTAGAAACTGCAAAAATTGAGCAAGGAAAAGCGGCTGAAGCTGCTGCAATTAAAGCTGAAGAAGATCTTAAAAGTGAGTGGGGATCTAACTACGATAACAATTTAAAAGCTGCACAGCAAGCGGCAAAGATTGCCGGAGTTACTCCTGAACAGATTGAAGCTTTACAAAAAGCTACAGATTATAAAACTGTAATGAATATATTTAAAAATCTTGCTTCCAAGTTTGGCGAAGATGTTTTAAGAGGTGCGGGAGATAACAGACAAAGCAGATTCACTTTAACTCCGCAACAGGCAAGAGAAAAGATTGAGCAGTTAAAGAGTAATGCAGAGTGGGTAGCAAAGATGAACAGCGGCGATAAAGCAGCTTTGCAAGAGTATGATGAGCTTGCAAAAATTGCCGTATCTGATATGCAAGGATAAAAAAAGTTATTTGATATAGACGGAAATATTGGGCAACCTTGAAAAAGGTCCAATGACCGATTGAAAGAAATCTGACCGGCATAATTGCCGCAGCTTAGTTAATGAGCTGATTTTTGAATTGGTCCGTTTCGGCGGGCAACCTTGAAAAAAATAAATCATACAAAATTTATTTACAAGGAGAAAAGAAAATGCCAGAATTATTTTTAACCGGTAATGAATACATGTTTTATTGTCAAAAATTTAAAGACATGTATCAAATCCTTCCTCAAGACAAAGGATCTAAATTAAGACCTTATGTAACAGTAGAAAGCGGTATTGTTGGAGAATCTGCTGTTGCAGCTAACCAAGTAGGTATTACACAAGTACATGAAGTAACAGTTAAAAACGGTGATTCACCTCAAGACGATGTTACAACTGCAAGAAGATGGTATGTTCCAAGAACTTACAATTGGGGACATCTTTTTGACAGATTGGATAAAATCAGAACTTTGGGTGATCCTAACAACATGTATGCTTTGGCTGCTAAAAAAGCTTTCGGAAGAAATGAAGATGATCTTATTATTGAAGCTTTCTTCGGAGCAAACAAAACAGGTCAGTACGGTACAGGAACAACAAACTTTGATGCAAACAATGTTGTTGCTGCCGGCGGAGCAGGTCTTACATCCGAAAAACTTATCAAAGCAAGAACAATTCTTTTAGGTAACGAAATAGATGTTGATACTGAAAAACTTGTTTGTGTTATAACAGCAAAACAAGCAGCTGATTTGTTGGCTGATGCTAAGTATAACAACATCCAATGGGGTAATCCTATCTTGCAAGACGGCAAATTGAAATCATGGTTAGGATTTGAGTTTGTACACAAAGAAAAGTTGCCAAATTCCGGCACTACAAGATATGTTCCTATATTTGCAAAATCTTGTGTTGCTTTAGGTGAGTGGATGAGTATGATTGTTGATTTCAGCTCAAGAAAAGATAAACAATCAAAACCGTATTTATATATGGAACAGACAATCGGTGCTACAAGATTGGATGAAAAAGGTTGTGTTAAAGTTGAGTGTGTAGAAGCTTAACTTGTTTGAAATAAATGTGCTTTTGCGGTTTTTACACATTAAAAAAATAAAGCCGCCATCTTTATAAGGAGAAAATAAAATGTCTAAAACATATTGTAACGAATTGAAACAAGCTTTAGTTAATGCTTCCGTTGCAGAAGGTAAAATCAAAACTTACAATGCAACAATTGATTTAGCTTCTCAAGCTTCAGCAGATACTATTGTTATTGCTAAAGCTAAACAAGGCGAAAAGTTTATCGGCGGTATTTTGACTACCGATACTTCTTTAGGATCTGCAAAAATCCAAATAGGTAATGCAACAGCAACCGCAAAATATAAAGCAGATGCTGTGTTTACTTCCGTAGATACTCCGACATTGTTCGGTAAAGCCGGTGCTATGGCAGCTCTTGAAGCTGATGAAGAAATTATCATCACTGTAGGAACTGCTGCTTTGCCTGCTTCCGGCACATTGAAAGTAGCTATGTTGTTTTCTGTAAATAACTAATTTGCCATACATTAGTTACACATGCAGCAAGCATATATCACCCTGTATGCTTGCTGCAAGCGAGGATAAAAAAATATGAAAAAAGCCGAACAAATATTAAAAGAATATGAAAGTATGAAGCTTGTCAGAAGCAGATTTGATTTTACATGGCAAGAAATTGCACAGAGAATTGATCCGGGACAAGCTACTTTTGTTACGAAAGTTTTAAATTTTATGAATTTGGAACAGCAAAAGTTTGATTCTACTGCGGCTCGTGCTTTACCGAAATTTGCTTCTATTATGAAAAGTATTATTTGTCCTCGTACTCGCTCATGGGCAAAGTTTTGTACGACTGATCCGGACCTTACTTCTTATTTTCAAGATTATTTTGATGATGTTACAGCAAGAATTGCAAAATACCGTTATACAAACAAAAGCGGATTTGATAGTGCCGTTGATACGATGTTTTCAGGTGCCGGGATGTTTGGACAGATGCCGTTTTTTGTTGATAACAGACCGGAAGGTATATATTACAGAACTTTTCCGATGAGCGAAGTTTGGGCTAAAACTAATGCTTACGGCGAAAAAGATACTTTTATCAGGAAGTTTAAGTTGGATAAAAGGCAAGCCGAAGAATTGTTCGGCGATAAATGTCCTGCAAAAATTAAAGAAAGTAAAGATTGTAATATGCAGTATGAGTTTTTGCATTATGTTTGCCCTAACGATAAGTACGATGCAAACAAAGAAGATAATTTAAGTATGAAATATTCATCGTATTATCTTTGTGCCGATACTTGTGAGATTGTAAATGTTGGCGGATATCATACAATGCCTTATTGTATGGCAAGAGTTGAGGTATTTCCTACCGAAAAAGTGTACGGGTATGGACCGGCTATGAAATGTCTTGCAGACCAAAAAACCTTAAATGCTGCGATGAGAATTACTATGAGAGCAGCGGAAATGTCTGCTGATCCGGAGATGCTTATAAGAGAAGATGCCGTAGTTAACTTGAATCAGTTGGGTGCGGCGGGATCTGTTATTTACGGCGGACTTGATGAGCAAGGCAGACCGGCTGCCGCTACCATGCAAAGAAATATGGATCTTAGAGCTATGGAGCTTTTAAGGCAAGAGTTAAAACAAAATATTGCTGACGGATTTTGTATTAATTTGCTTGAAATATTGATTAATGATCCTTCCGCAAAGACAGCCACTGAAGTTATGGTAAAAAAGCAAGAACAAGCTATTTTGCTTGCTCCGATGGCTACAAGAATATATCAGGAGTGGGCTGCTGTTTGTTGTATGAGAGAGTTTGATATACACGACAGAGCCGGAAGGTTGCCACAAATGCCGGAAGATTTAAGAGCGGAACTTATAAGAAGCAAGAGCAAACTTACTATTGAGTTTGAGAGTCCGCTTGATGAAGCTCAAAAAAGTGAAGAAGCTATAAAGCTTAACAGATTTTTAGAAACTATAAGCGGTTATGCTCAAGTGTATCCGGATATGCTTAATATTGTTAATCCTACCAAAACAGCTAAGATTATGGCAAGAAGTATAGGTGTACCGGCAAAAGCACTTTATTCGGAAGAAGAACTTAAAACAATTGAACAACAAAAGATTGAAGCGGCACAAGCTCAACAGATGCTTGCTGCTATGCCTACGGTTGCAAAGAGTGCAAGCGATT